ACGGTCGATTATGCGCGGGGACGCGCCCGACAGGGCGATCAGGGAGATCGAGTCCTGTCTGGGCGCGTTTTCGTCGTCCGCCGTTCGTCTCGTCATGACGGAAAGCGCGCACTTTGCAAACGAGGGGATAGCGGCGGCATTGGGCGAGCTCAAATTCGGGGAATACAAGTACGTTTCATCGTCGGAGGAGGGCACGTGCCAAATATGCGAAAGCCTCGACGGGAAGGTGTTCACATTCAGGGACAAAGCGCCGGGGGTCAATTTTCCCCCGATCCATCCGAACTGCCGGTGCACGGTTTCGCCGCGCGTTGCGGGAGATTTTACGGGAGACAGGATGGGGGNGCCTGGTGAATACGGGGAATGGCTGGAAAAAAACGTAAAAGNTGATATAATAGAGGACAAGGGACAGCGGGCAGGNGACAGCGGAAAGTGGGACGACGTATGGGAAAGCTTTGCGTCAATCACGGGCAGCTTTTTCGGGGGAGTCTGGGACGCGGCGGAATCATCTGTGGAAGGAGTACTTACCGTGGTCAGGCATCCGATAGAGACCGTAAAAGCGATCATTAATATTACCCCGTACGATGCAGCGGAGGCTTTATATAATATCATTTCCGACGAAGTNATCAACGGCGACGCCGAGTCGCGGGCGCGCTTTTTNGGGCGGACGGTCGGGGAGATNGCGCTGGCGGTACTGACGACAAAAGGCATTGACAAGGCCGCGAAAGGGATAAAGGCGGCCAAGGGTGTCGCNAAGGCGGCGGACAAGGCNGTTAAGNNGTCCCTTTGCGTTGCACTCTGCGGTTTATAAAAAAATATTGTGAGTGACGGATATGCCGAGACAAGCAAGAGAAAAAAGCAAAAGTGGGATATATCATATAATGCTTAGGGGTACCGGTAGGCAAGAGATTTTTCATGACGATGAAGACAGGTTGAAATTCCTTGAGACTCTTGTCAGGTACAGAGAGAGACACCAAATAAAGGTTTATTGCTGGTGTCTTATGGGAAATCATGTGCATCTGCTGATAGGAGAAGGAAATGAAAGCATATCTGCGACTATGAAGCGTATTGGGGTAAGTTTTGCACGGTTCTACAATTGGAAATACAACACAACGGGACACTTGTTTCAGGATAGATTCAAAAGTGAGAATGTGGAAGATGATGAATATCTATTGACGGTAATGCGATATATACACCGGAATCCAGTAAAATCAGGCATCGTCAAAAGACCCGGAGATTGGAAATGGAGCAGTTATAATGGATACTATTACAGCAATAATTATCCGCAAGACCTTTTAGACAGTGAACTGATATTGGGAATATTCTCGGAGGATGAGAATAACGCGATAAAAAGATTTATTGAGTACAATGAGTCTGTAAACGAAGACAAATGCCTAGATGATGATAAAGTGACAAGATTAACAGACGAAGAAGCAAGAAAAGAAATCAAACACAGGCTTCATGGATGCACGATAGAACAAATCAAGAGTTTGCCAAAAGAGGAAAGAGATAAAATGTTTTTATCAGTAAAAGGAATAGAAGGATTATCACAACGGCAAGCGGCAAGGATTCTTGGAATTTCACCAAATTTGATATTCAGAGTATGATGCATCAGAACCGTCCCTGCGCTTCTGCGCTTCAACTATAGATTTATAGTACCATTATATAATGGTCAAGAGAAAAGCACCTGCTTTAAACAGCGGGTGCCTTTTCATATGCCTTAAATAAATGAATCAATTATCAACAAAACAGAGGCGCTTGCTTTGGATTCAAAACCGGGAGGGGTTATCTTTTGATTGAAATAAGATATGGAATTGGGTATAATTGGATTAAGATAATGAAAGTTGAGGTTTTACTATGGGCGTGGGACAAGGGAATATAGGAGGAATAGGATCGGCGATAGCTATTGTGGTTCTTCTTGTCTTTTTAGTTTTCTTTATAATTTTTGGTGCAATAATATGCATCAAATGGACAATAAAAAGAAGAAAAGCAATGAAAAAGCACAAAGAGGCCCTTGCAGAAGAAAAAGCAAGAATCGGGTATTTGGAGCGAGGGCGGTTTTTGCACTGTACGGGGTTACCTATTATGCAGGATGTCGCTTGTGATGTTTTATACTTTAGAGATAAAATTATGATCATGAGCAGCGGACTTACGTTTAACCTTGAGCTTCATAAAATTTATGATATGCAAGTCAAATCAGACGTAGACATACAAAATTCAAGAATAGACCTACCGATATTTGGAGCCGGGGGTATATCGTACGGGAGTGGAACAATAAAAAGTAAGACGATTACAAATTACCTTATTATCACATATGATAAAGATGGCGAAACAACATATTTGGCATTCTATGTAACAAAACAAGAGTATATTGCTAATAAAATGGTAGAACTTTTTAAACAAGGGCCGAATTGGGCTCATAAAACGGTTGATTTATAGCCTACAAATAGATGGATTAAGCACCTGCTTTTAGCGGCGGGTGCTTTTTGTATGCTTAAATTCAATAATAAATCAATACAGGGAAGGAGAAAGAACATGGCGACCTTACAAGGTTCATTTGAAAAGCAGCAAAACGGGCAGTTGGCCCGGAGCACACAGAACACCGCGATGGTCGTATATCAGGGCGCGCAAAACGCGTTGATGCCAAGCGGCGGCGGTCAACTGGCCAGAAGTACGCAAAACACTGCAATTGTACCAGACAACAATAGTCAATTATCCCGGGTTACGCAAGATTCATCTGCCGGTGACAACACGGCTAAATCAATTCAAGAAATGGATGACGCACAAAAAAAATCCAATAAAAGCGTTTGGAGCGGGGTATCCAACGCAATTAAATTGGCAAGCAGTTTTATTTCAGTGAGCAAAGCCATTGCAGGAACATGCGAGACAGCGGCTCAGTTCTACGACACCATGGTTCGGACAAACGCACAGCTTGGCCGGATCGGCGACGGAATGCAGTCGGCGGAAGCGCTTCAAAGCAAAGTTGCCCAGGCGGCGCAACACACGGGGACTTCCTATTCCGACATGGCAGCGTCGGTAATCGGCCTCCGGACGGCGGCCGGTGGCGTGTTCAACAACAACGACGAGGCCATCCGGTTTTCCCAGCTTATGCGGCAAGCATTTACGATCGCGGGTGCGAGCGCAGAGCAGGCGAACGGGTCAATGGACTCTCTGACGCAGGCATTGGCCGACGGCACCATACAGGGGGACGAATTTGGATCCATTCTGCAAAGCGCGCCGGTGGCCGCGCAGGCTTTGGCGGACCATTTACAGACGAATGTCGCCGCGCTACAAACGATGGCGACCCAGGAGGGGATCAGCGCCGACGTTTTCAGGGACGCGATGTTCGGCGCGGCGGATGCCATCGAAGCAAGATACAATACCATGCCGATGACCTTCGGGCAAATCTGGAACAACATACAAACCGGCGCGATGGACGCGCTCGGACCGGTTCTCGGCAGATTCAATGAGATCGCAAGCAGCAAAAATTTCGACGCTTTTGTAAACAGCCTTTTAAGCGGGATCGAAAACATCGCATGGGTTCTATCGGGACTGATTACAATTATTTTGTTTGTCGCTTCGCTCTTTACTACACAATGGACAGTATTTGAGCCGATCATTTGGGGGATCGCGGCTGCAATTGCCGCATATGCCGCGATTTTACTGGTCCTTAATGCACGACAGGCGATTTCAAACGGGTTGGCGGCAGTCGCAGCTTTCCGGGCAAATGTTCAAGCGGCAAAAAATGCACTGTTAACGGGCACGACTTTTGCGCAGATCGTAGCGCAAAAAGGATTAAACGTAGCATTGCTTGCAAGCCCTATAACATGGTTCATGATAATTATAATAGGGCTAGTGGCTGCAATCGCTGTACTGGCAAAACGATTTGAGGGATTACGAAATATATTAAACAAGATCGGGGGCTTTTTCGGGTTCGGGAAGTCGGATCAGGTTCAACAAAGTACGGAAAATTATGATTACCTTTCAGGGCAGAGGCAAACAAGACTATTTACCCGGGCAGCGTTGGACAAGGAGTGCCGGGAATACCGGACGTATCATCCGACCTTATGGATAAGTTTAATACCGGCAGTTCATTAGGAAGCGACGGGTTTGATATGAGTTCCTTTGGCACCTCATATCAGGATGCCTCGGCCCAAATGCAACTGCCTTCCAACGCGACTTCCGATTTTGAGAACACATACAGCTACAGCGGCATGGGCGGGGGAAGCGCGATCTCGGACAGCCTCGAAAGCATTCAAAATTATGCAAAAGCCATAGCGGACAGCGCATCGAGCATCGGCGCCGGCGTCAATATTTCAAACGAGAGCCTGGCGGCCATGCGGGCATCCATGGAGGCGAAGAGTTCACAAAAGCCCATTACGCTGACGCCGAACATTACGATCAACACCGGGGACATCCGCAACGGGCTCGACATCAGGCAAATCGCTTATGAAATCGCGCGGATTCTGGACGTCGAAATCGCCGCGTCGAGCGCCGCATACTAAAGCATATTATGCGTTTAACCGCCAAGAGGGCGGTTTTTTTATGCCCCGGGTATGGCGTAAAACGGCCTGAATATTTCGCTGGTCCCGCAGCGACAAAAACGGGAGCGCCCGGCGCGGAGCGAGGCCGCGACAACAAAACGAAGGCGCAGATACGGAGGAGATTATGACAAAAGAACAGCTAACGGCATTGGGGCTCAGCGAGGAGCAGGCGGAAAAGACTCTCAGCTTATACACGGAGGAAATGAAGGGTTTTGTTCCGCGCTCGCGGCTTCAGGAGGAAACCGGGAAAATCGCGGCGCTTACGGGGCAGCTCTCGGAACGCGACCGCGACATCGACGCGCTGAAAAAGAGCGCGGAGGAAAACGGAGAGCTTACAAAACAGCTTTCCGAGCTACAGGAGAAGTACAAAGCAGACACCGACGCGCTAAACAGTCAGATCGAGCAGACAAAGCTTCAGGCGGCGCTCGACTCGGCTATTCTGGCCGAGAAGGGGAGAAACCCGAAAGCGATCAAGTCGCTTCTTGACTTAAGCGGGCTGAGGCTTTCAGACGACGGGGCGCTCGAGGGACTCGACCTTGCCTCCCTCAAGGCGTCCGACCCTTATTTATTTGAGATCCAAACGTCAAACATCGAAGGGACGGGAGGCGCGGGGGCGGGAAAGCCGGACGGCGCGGGCGAAGACCCATCCAAAATGACCATGGCCCAGTACCGGGCATGGCGCGACAAACAAAAATAACGTTTATAAAGGAGAGAAAACAAAATGGCGAACACATTATTGACTCCGGACATCATCGCACGCGAGGCGCTCGTTGTGCTGGAGAACAATCTTGTCATGGCAAACCTTGTGCACCGCGATTACTCGGCGGAATTCGCGCAGGTGGGCGACACGGTGATGGTGCGCAAACCGCCCGCGTTTGTGGCGCACAATTTTACCGACGCGATCATCACGCAGGACGCCACCGAGGGAAGCGTCGCGGTCAGGCTCGACCGTCACCGCGACGTATCCTTTACGGTCACGTCAAAGGAGCTCACGCTCGACATTTCCGACTTTTCCGAACAGCTGATACAGCCGGCGATGCGGGCGGTAGCCCAAGCGATCGACCAGGATTTATTAAACGAGGTCGCAAACGTTTCGGCGTCGGTCACCGCCACCGCATCCCCGACGAACCTTGCGGATATCGCTTCCTTAAGCAAAACACTGGATCTCGCCAAGGTGCCGCTTGACACGCGCCGCCTGGTACTCCATCCGACGCACAAGTACCGCTACGCGCTGACCGACAACCTATCGAAGGTCGCCTACGCGGGGAACGGGCAGACGCTCAGAAACGCGGAGCTCGGGCGGGTCTACACGCTCGACACGTACATGGACCAAAACGCGCCCGACACGCTGGCCACGACGGCGGGCTCGGCCACGAGCTATCGGGTCACCGGAAGCAAAGACGGGAAAACCATCGGGCTTTCCTCGCTTAGCGGGGCCTCGGCAACGGTCAAGGCCGGCGACGGCTTTATCCTCGAGGGGCGTTTATACCGCTTCACGGAGGACGGCACGGGAAATTCCAGCGCTATCGCAGAGATCGCGATCGACATGCCGCTGCTTTCCGATTACACGGCGGCCGAGGTTTATGCCGTCCGTCAGACGCACAGCCTCGCGTTTCACAAAAACGCGCTGGCGCTTGTCACGCGGCCGCTTTCGCTGCCGCTCGGCGCCGCGAAGGCCGCGATCATCAACGACCGGGGCATGGGTGTGCGCGTTGTGTACCAGTACAACAGCAACAACAAAAAGGACACGATTTCGCTTGACATCCTATACGGGATCAAGACGCTGGACGCGAGCATGGCGGTAAAACTCATAGGATAGATTCTAGGGGGTATCCGATACCCCCTAGATATTCGGCCCGAAATCTTTGATTTCGGGCCGAAATACCCCCGGTTTCGCGCCCGATTGGCGCGGGTTAGGGTGTATTTCGGGGAAGTGAATTCCCCGGAATACGGTTAATTTTACGTTTTAAGTGCGGCAGTATGCCGTTGTCTTATCAAAGGCGGTGATGATTTGAGCATACCAAAATTGAAGGTTTTACTGGGAATCCAGGATGACGAAAGCAAGGAATATCAGGCGGAGTTTGCATATGAACAGGCGGAGGAGATGGTAAAAAACTACTGCCGGATCGACAGAGTGCCGACGGGGCTTTCCAATGTCGTACTCAGCATGGCAATCGACCTATACCGTGCCGGGAATTTCGGCAGCGAGGCCCCGGCGACCGGGGCAGTACAGTCGATCAGCGAAGGGGACATAGAGGTAGCTTTCCGGCCGGCTGTCAGTACGGCGGAAAACCGATACATGGAAAACCCGGGCATGGCGTTTTTAAAAAATTACGTGGCGCAGCTTGACCGTTACCGAAAGGCGGGGTGGTAGCATGACGGACCTGACCGCCGCCTTTCGGGCGGCAAAGGAGGCTATAAACGGCCTTTTTGACGGCGAATGCGTCATAACGGGCTACACGGGGATCAAGAATCCGGCCACAAAGGAGACGGAGCTTCGACCGGAGACGGTTTATTCGGGCAGGTGCAGGCTATCAAAGCCGGCAAAACGCGCCGACCAGACCGAAAGCGCAAGCGAGATCGACTTTGACGCGCTTATTTTTTTGCCGGCCGAGGCTCCGGTAAAGGCGGGATGCAAAATCACGGTGACGCAAAACGGGGCGACAACCGCCTTCGAGCAGGCGGGAGAGCCCTCCGCCTACGCCACCCACAAGGAAGTAAGGGTCAGGAGGGCAACAAAGGCATAAAAAAAGAAAACGCGGGCTTAACTCCCCGACTTGAGGGCAAGGGGACGGCCCGGAAAAGGAACGGTCGTAATTATGACGATTTTACAGATCAGAAATGGAATTTCCGCAAAGCTCGACGGGCTTTACCCGGACATCCCGGTGTACGGCGAGGAGGTCGCGCAGGGGATGGAGCGTCCCGCGTTTTTCATCATTGCGAAAAGCTCGTCGGGAACAAAGGAGTTAAACCGCAGGCAGAGAGCCGGGGCGGAGTTCGAAATTCAGTACTTTCCGTCGGAGAGCGCAAGTCAGAACAGCGAGCTTTATACAGTCGGGGACGCGCTCTACGAGCTTTTCCGGTATGTGGACACGGAGGACGGAGTACTGCGGGTGAAGGGCGCGCGGTACGAGGTCAAGGAAGGCATTTTATATTTTTACTTATCATTTGTCTGGTTCTCGCTGATCGGCGCGGACGACGTTCCGCAGGTTACTGATATTAATATGGAGGTGTCAAATGGCTAAAAAAAGCACAGGCGGCGCGGCCGTCCCGGAAACGGGAGGCGCGCCGAAATTCTCTCTCGCGCAGATCCAGAAGTCAAAGCGGTTTTCGCCGATGGAAAAGAGCATCTTAGGCGTGGTGCTCGATTCCGGCGGGGAATACACGATTGACGCGGCAAAAGCCGCGATTCAAAATTTTATGAAAAAGGAAGTGGTCTAATTGGCCGGAGGAACATGGAAAAATCAGAACAAGGCGCGTCCGGGGGTCTATATCAACGTGGCCGCCAAAAACGAACAGGCCGCCTTTGCAGGCGAGCGGGGTGTGCTCACCATGCCGGTTGCCCTGAATTGGGGGCCGGAAGGCACATTGACGACGATTACGGCGGGGGAGGATACCTTTGCAAGGCTCGGCTACTACAGCCATGAGATTTTGCTTTTAAGGGAGGCGTTCAAGCACGCGCAGACGGTACTTTTATATCGCGTAAACAGCGGCGGTACAAAGGCGACGGCAACGGCCGAAAACCTGACGATCACGGCGAAGTACGCGGGGACGAGGGGCAACGATATCACGGTCGCGGTCGCGGTCAACGCCGACGACGACACAGAATTCGACGTGACGACCTATGTCGGGCTTACGGAAATCGAGACACAGACGGTCGAAGCGATTACCGGGCTTCAGGCAAACGATTTTGTCAGCTTTTCGGGAACGGGCGCTTTGATGGCGACGGCGGGCACTCCGCTTACGGGAGGCGCGGACGGAACGGCGACCGCCGGAAACTACACGGCGTATCTCAATACGGCGGCGGCCGCGACATTCGACGTGATGGCAATTCCGGTCGACGACAGCGAGATCAAGGCGCTGGCCGCGGCCTTCGCGAGGCGGATGCGCGAGGAAGAGGGCAGGAAAATCCAGGTCGTGCTCGCCGACTACGCCGCGGCGGATTACGAGGGCGTGATTTCCGTCAAGAACGGCGTCATTCTGGACGACGGCACTGTGATCGACAAAACGAAAGCCGTCGCATGGGTCGGGGGGGCGACCGCCGGCGCCGGGGCCGCCGAGTCGCTTACCTACACGGAATACGACGGCGCAATCGCGGTCGACACGGTCTACACAAACAGCGAGATCGAAGCGGCGCTTCGGTCCGGCGAGTTTCTTTTTGCCGAAAACTACGGGCACATCGTTGTCGAACAGGACATCAACACGCTCGTTACCTACGGCGACACCAAAAATTACGCTTTATCGAAAAACCGGGTGATCCGCGCCCTTGACGGTTATCTGAACGATTTACAGAGGGCCTGCACCTTAAACTACATCGGAAGGATCGGCAACGACTCGGACGGGCGCAACACGATCAAGGCATACGCGATCAGGCTTGCGTCGGAGTATGAGGCCATGGGCGCGCTGCAGGATTTCGACTCGGAAAACGACATTTCGGTAAGCGCGGGCGCGGCCATCGACGCGGTGGTGCTGGAGGCATATTTGCAGCCGGTCGACAGCGTTGAGAAGATCTATGCGACTATTACTGTTGGGGAGGCAGAATAATGGGCTTTATGAAATTATCGGACGCCATAAACGGGACGGAAGGCAGAGCCTACGCGATCATTGGCGGCGTACGCGAGGAGATGTTCTATCTCAGAAACATCGAGGCCAAGGTCGAAAAGGACAAGGCCGAGGGCAAAACGCTCGGGCGGCGCGGGACGCAGCACAAGGCCAAGGGCTGGAAGGGGTCGGGAAGCGCGAACCTCTATTATGTGACGACGAAGTTTCGCCAGATGATGCTGAGCTACATCAAAAGCGGCGTCGACACGTATTTTGACGTGCAAATAGTCAACGAGGACCCGTCGAGCTCCGTCGGTATCCAGACGGTTATTTTACGCGACGTCAACTTGGACAGCGTGATTATGGCAAAGCTTGACGTCGATTCCGATTTCCTCGACGAGGACATCGATTTTACGTTTGAGGACATCGACATTTTAGACAGCTTTAACAAGCCGTCGATGTAAAAATTCAAAGGGGTACCCGGTACCCCCGGTTTCGCGCCCGATTGGCGCGGGTTAGTGTGTCCTTCGGCGGCGCATGTCCGCCTGCGGACTTATCCCAAGTTAAGGGGCTTCGGCCCCTTAACAATTCCCAAAATATACCTTTTCGACACTCTGAGGGCGGAGTGCGCCTCCGCCCTTTCAACAAATTANTTTATGGAGGTAACAGCATATGAGCGGACTGAGCGCATTTCTGATGCAAAACGCAAAACAGATCGAAAACATGAAGGTCGCGGTGTCAAACCGTTTTACCGAAGAGGACGGGAGCCCGGTATTGTGGGAGATTCGAGCGCTTCCCGAGACGGAAAACGAGGCGCTTCGAAAAAGCTGCACCAAGATCGTCAAAAACAAATACATGGAGACTGAGAAAACGGATTTTAACCTTTACACGGGCAAGCTCGTCGTCGCCTGCGTCGTGTACCCCGACTTAAACGACGCGTCTTTGCAGGACAGCTACGGGGTATTAGGCGCGGACATGCTTATCAAAAAGATGCTGACGGCCGGGGAATACGCGACTTTACTTGAGAAGGTACAGGAGATCAACGGCTACGACAAGGATATGACGGAGCTAAAAGACGAGGCAAAAAACTGATCGAGGAGGGCGACTATGAGGCGAACTACGCCCACTACGCCCTCCTCAAATTAAAAATCACGCCGGGGGAGCTTCTGCGGCTTTCGCAGCGCGAGCGGGCGTTTATCTACGCATCGATCGATCTTTATGTTGAAAACGAGAAGCGCGAGGCGGCGAAGGCGAGGCGGAAACGGTAAAATACCGGCCATTAATATGGAAATTCAAACCAGAATGGAGTATAATAACAGTAACATACCCCGTAAAGGAGAATTTCCATGGAAACATGCTGCAAATATTGCGGAGCGGAATTAAACGGAAAAAAACGCTGTCCGAACTGCGGTGCGAAAGCGAACGGAAAGGGAAAGGCACCCGATCCTAAAAAAGCATATCAGTCGAAAAAAAAGAACGGATGCCTTTTTCATTTTATTGGGGTGGCAATCGTTTCCGCCGCCATCGGTATCGGCATGGCGGCGCAGCCGCTTAAGGAGGGCATATCTTTTGGGGTTGCTGCACTTATATACGGACTTACGTTTTTTTTCGTCATCTCGCTCCTTTCATTTGTGTTTATGGGCCTCATAACGAGTATTTTTCTTCGGAAAGAACAAAATAATATCGCCATAGAGGAAAAGAAAAGAATCGGGTATATCAAAAAAATTATTTTTTGCCATTTTTCAGGGCTACCCATTGCAAGCGGAATTGCCTGCACACTCTATTATTGTCCGGATAAAATCACAGTTACCGGTAGCAGCCATACGTTTCACCTCGCACTTGATAAAATTTATGACATGGCGCTTACGCAGGATGTGCGAACCGCTTTGGTCCCCGAAGAGCAGTCGATTTATGGTCCGGATGGAGTAATTGGGGGATATACGTCTACAAGAAAAGTAAAATATGTTACCAATTATCTGGTAATCACTTATGAAAAGGACGGAAGAACGGAATATCTCAGGTTTAATGTGACGAAACAGGAATATCCGGCCCGGGATTTGATTCGGTTGTTCCGCCAGCGCTCATCCACAAAGGGTAAAACGGTCAATTTATAGTCAATGCACCGGCTAGTATGGCGGGTGCTTTTTTATATTGCTGTTTATGAGAAATCGGTATGAGCGGAGCGGGGAAAACGAAAAATACCGGCTTTTATATTGAACCATATTAATATTTTGGATATAATTGGATAGAGATATGAAAGGCGGGGAATATTTGCATGAAAGATATATTAACGAAAATTATTTCTTATTTGATGCTTGCAGGATTAATATTCTTGGTTTTTTATTTTTTAAGAAAAAAAGTGAGCCGTTTTATCGCAAAAAGAAAGCTTCATTGCATTAAGGCCGGACTTTTTTATCATGTCGGCGGTTTGCAGCTGGCACCGGATGCCTTTTGCAATGTACTTTATTGCAAGGATAATATCATTGTCATCGGTGGAGGGATGCAATATCATCTTGACCTCGACAAGGTAACTGACATATCTACAAGAAAAAAAGTGGGCTTTCAAAAGGATTATTATAATGATACAAGCGGGGCAATTATTGGCGCAATGTTTTTAGGGACGACCGGGGCAATCCTTGGCGGAGGGGTTAAGGAAAAGAGAACAAAGGTTGTTTCAAAATATCTGACGATTACATATAATGACAATGGGAAAATGGGCTATATGGCATTTGACGTAAGCAGCGACAAATTTTCCGCATGGATTATGGGTCTGCTTTTTAACATACGCCCCCGCAAACATGGCGGAGTAGTCGAATTATAATAGCACCGGCTAATATGGCGGGTGCTTTTTTATATGGCTGCTTATGAGAAATGGGTATGGGCGGAGCGGGGAAAAACGAAAAATACCGGGATGCTTATTGAAATAAATTGAAATTCTGGGTATAATTGGATTATATACAAACGGCAACGTTTGATCCGGGAGATGATATATTTTGGAACTTATTTTTGCTTTTCTAGGTGTTATTGTTGGATTAATTATTTTCTATTATAGGGACATAAAGACAGGAAAAGTAAGTTGGATACAGACTAAGGAAATGCGGGAAGAAAAGGCGAGAATCGGGTATCTCGTCAAAGGATATTTTTTTCATTTTTCTGGACTGCCATTGGCACAAAAGATCTGCTGTGCTGTATATTATTGCGCGGACAAAATTATCATCTGGGGAAGCGGGGTTACGTTTACCCTTGATTTTTCAAAGATCTATGATATGGTGCTTCTTAAAGATACGGAGGTACAAAATTCAGTTTACAACGGTCTGTTTTTCGGGGGAAACGGGGTTTCGTTAGGAACAGGTATTATCAGCAATAAATCGGTTACAAAATATTTGATTATTACTTATGAAAAAGACGGGGCGCCGTCGTATATTTCGTTTTATGTGGAAAAATACGATCCTAATGCAATAAAAATGATGACGCTTTTCAATAAGAGGCGGCCATATGGCACGGCCAACAAGACGGTCAATTTATAAATCAGCACCGGCTAGTATGGCGGGTGCTTTTTTATTTGGCTGTTTATGAGAAATCGGTATGGGTGGAATAGGGAAAAACGAAAAATACCGGGATGCTTATTGAAATAAATTGAAGTTCTGGGTATAATTGGATAGAAGAAAAGGGGGCGGGGGTCTATTATGGATGATGCTACGAGTTGGGCAATTGTTTTTTTGGTACTCTTTGCTATTTTGATTTTCTTGGTTGTTCTAGGCATCAAATGGGGCATCAAATGGAGTATAAATAGAAGAAAATTAATGCAAGACGAAAAAGAAAAAATCGGGTATCTTGTCAAAGGATATTTTTTTCATTTTTCCGGACTGCCGCTGGCACAAAAGATCTGCTGTGCTGTATATTATTGCGCAGACAAAATTATCATATGGGGAAGCGAAGTTACGTTTACCCTTGATTTTTCAAAGATCTATGATATGGTCCTTCTTAAAGATACGGAGATACAAAATTCAGTTTACAACGGTCTGCTTTTCGGGGGAAACGGGGTTTCGTTAGGAACAGGTATTATCAGCAATAAATCGGTTACAAAGTATTTGATTATTACTTATGAAAAAGACGGGGCGCCGTCGTATATTTCGTTTTATGTGGAAAAATACGATCCTAATGCAATAAAAATAATGACGCTTTTCAATAAGAGGCGGCCATATGGCACGGCCAACAAGACGGTTCAATTATAGCATTTTGAAAAAATAAGCGATAAAAAGCACTTGCTAAAACGGCAAGTGCTTTTTTATATAAAATTATAATTCGACGCAAAGTTAGGGAAGGAGGAAAATGAAAAATGGCAACATCTCAGGAAGCATTGGTACTATATGACAGTTTTGCGGCAATGCAAAACTCGTCGGCGCTATACAACAATATAGCAGGTTCATTTGAGAAGGCAAATAAAATGCAGGCCAACTTTAATATGGGTATGAAAGGCGGGATAACCAAAGCCTTGGGATTAGTTCCCGCAATATCTGCTGTGACCCAAGGCATCACAAGGTCATGCCAAGCGGGCGCCCAATTATATGACACGATGGTTCAAGCAAACGCACAGATCAGCCTGATCAACGACGGCACGCAATCAACCGGGGAACTACAAAGCAAGGTTTTTCAGACAGCGCAGCGCATGGGGGCTTCTTATTCCGATATTGCCGCTTCGGTAGCAAATCTCAGTTCGGCAGCAGGGGGCGCATTTCGAAATAACGACCAGGCAATCGCATTTACAAAGCTGATGCGACAGGCATACACCGTTGCGGGAGCAACCGCGGCTGAGGCAAACGGATCGATGGATTCACTGACTCAGGCGCTGGCCGACGGAGTCTTGAGGGGGGACGAGTTTACGAAGGTGCTCCAAGGCGCGCCGGCAGTCGCCCAGTCGCTTGCCGCATATATGGGAACGGATGTAGACGCCGTCGGGCAAATGGCAGCCCAGAGCGGGATCGGCGCCGAGGTCTTAAAAAACGCAGTATTCGGCGCGGCGGGCGAAATCGAGAGCAGGTTCAACGCCATGCCCACAACCTTTGGACAAATCTGGAGTACTATTAAAAATAACGCGATGAGCACACTCGAACCCGTTCTCAACAGATTAAACACAATAGCTAAGAGCGAGAATTTTAACGCGCTAGTAAGCATTATTCTGCAAGGAATCAATAAAATGGCGTCGAAGCTGGCCAATTTTTTGACAACAATTTCGGCGGTCGCGGCATTTTTTGTCGACCACTGGGGGGTAATTGAGCCGATTATCTGGTTTATTCTTGGAGGAATGGCAGCTCTTAGTACTGCTCAAAAGATATTAAATGTACTAACGCTTAAATGGACTGTTGCCCAGAAGCTGCTGAATACAACACTCTTCGGCTGCCCGCTGCTGTTAATTGTTATGTTGATAGTAGCCGTTGTTGCTGGAATTATCACTTTTATTAATTATGTGGGCGGCCTGCAAAACGCGCTTACATATCTCGAAAACGTCGCGATAATAGCCTGGGATAATATCAGAATCGCTTTTAACAATATGTTAATCCGGCTTACGAACGGCTGGAGCTCAATTGTGATCAGGTTCAGGGAGGCCGGTGTCGGGATCGAGAACGTGCTCGGCGACCTACGGGCCACTGGCCTGATGATCCTCCAGAATTTTATCAACGGGTGCATCGATCACATCAACTCCCTGATTGCCCTTGTTAACACAATACCCGGGATTTCCATCGAGGCCATCGGACATGTGACGTTCGGGACAGACGCGCAGTTAGAAAACGAGGCGGAAAAAGCAAAGAGGAACGCGGAGCTCCACGATTATATCGCGGGAGTCGAGGCCAACAAGGCGGCGAAACAGGAGGAGTGGAACCGCCAGTCGCTGGCAGCGCAAAGAGACGCGCTTTTGCGGAAAACGCAAAACAACAGCATAGTAGCAGCCGCGAAAAACGCAAACAAAGCGTCCAATACTTCGGGGCTTGAAGACAAATACAATTATGAAGACATGCTAGGCGGGGAGTCGATCAGAGACAGCGTCGCAAATATCGAGGCAAGCGCCGGCCAGACGGCGGCCAACACGTCGGGCATGAGCGACAGCATGGAGCTTTCAACCGAGGATTTAAGAACCATGCGCGGTCTTGCGGAGCAGCAAAGCATCCACAATTTTGTCACGCTGACGCCGACGGTCGCGGTCACGACCGGGGATATCCACAACGAGAGCAACGTAAAAGACATGGTTTCGAAGATCGAGCGGGCGCTGAGCGTTGAGATCGCGGCGTCAAGCGCCGTCGCATGGGGGGTGTAAGGTTTGAAAAAATTCAAGCTCCAAGATCTTTTTGTGCATTGAAGCGCTAGGGAAAGGAATGATCATAACAATGGGCGACTACCACATTTATTTAAGCTTCAACAATCTACAGGAAATTATCGAGCTGCCGGTTTTGCCCGAGAAGCTGGAGATTTCGCAGGGCGGCTCGAACAAGACCTACGACCTATTGAACACGGGGGAAATCAACGTCATCAAGGGCCTAAAGCTCCCGGAGCTCGACATCGAGGGGTATTTCCCGGCGGACAGGACGCATGTTACGTCGGGGAAGTTTTTTGAGCCGATGCATTACGTCCAGACAATTCAGAAATGGGCGTCGACGCTGCGCCCGATCCGGCTGACGATGACCGGCACGATCAATCTAAACTGGCCGGTTTCGATCGAAAGCTTCACCTATTCCGAGGAAGGGGGCACGGTCGGCGAAATCCAGTACAAACTCGGGCTGAAACAATACGTTTTTTACGGGCCGGCCAAGGTGGAGATCGTAGACGGCAGCGGAACGACAATCAAGTCGGAGCGGCCGGCCGGGCGGACGGTACCCGCGACGATCACGGTCAGGCAGAACGAGGACACGTTCTGGATCATCGCGAAGAAATACTTAGGCGACGGAAATCTCGCGGCCGGGATTGCGCTGTTAAACGGGATGAAACCGGGCGACGTATTGTTTCCCGAGGACCAGATACGCCTGAGGTAAGGAGGGCAGGATATGGGTGTTACAAATTTACTGCCGATGGAATACCAGCTTCTGGCACAAGACAAAAAGGGGAATTCCTTCGAGCTGCCGGTGACGTCCCTGACCTGGAAGACGCAAAGGGAAGGGCGGGCCGGAAGTCTTGAGTTTTCCTTTTTGGGCGGGGACCAGTTTTCCGTTCAGTCGGGCTTCGAGCTTAATTGCGGCGATATTATAAGGCTCGAGGTAAACGGCGACGTCATATTTCACGGGTATCTGTTTTCCGTCGAAGCGAGCGACGGGGAAACCTTTTCCGCGACTGCCTATGACCAGATCCGTTATCTGATGTACAACTACTCATACAATTTTACCGGGAAGACCGCGACCGGGATCTTAAAGCAGATCGCGGGGGATTTCAACATCAAGCTCGGCCCGACCGCCGACACGAAATACGCGATCCCGAAGCTATCATTCGACAACCAGAAGCTTCTCGACATGATCACCGAGGCGCTTTCCGAAACGACACATAATACAAGGAGGCTCTATGTTTTATACGACGACGCGGGGAAGCTGACGCTTTCGGACATCGCGGACATGCGGCTATCACTCGTGCTCGGCGATTACAGCATGCTTTCGGGGTACACGTACAAGGAAAGCATCGACGACGACACGTATAACGTCATCATACTGGCGCAGGACGACAAAAAACGGGGAGAGCGGGTGCCTTATCTATACAAGGACGAGGGCAATATTGCGAAGTGGGGGATTTTACAGCATTACGAAGTCGTCGACGCGGAATTAAACGCCGCGATGATCAACCAGAAGGGGGAGGCTTTGCTTAAAGAAAAAAACAAGCTCGGCAAATCATTCAAGCTCTCCTCAATGGGCGACGTTTCCTGCCGCGCGGGGAAGGCGGTCTACGTTGAGGTATCATCCATCGGCGCGGGGCAGTTTTATTTGATCGAGGACGCAACCCACACATTCAGCGGGAACGACTACACGATGGATCTGACATTAAAGGCGGCTGACTGAAATGGATTTATACAGGCAGATCAAAACGATCGCCGCCGACGCGGCGAAGGCTTACGAAAAAAAGCTTTACTACGGGACGGTTTTATCCGCGTCCCCCTTAAGCGTAAAAATCGACCAGCGGTTTATTCTATCTTCCGAATTTTTAAGCGCGACCGAGAGCGTCACCGAGCTTCGGTACGGGGAAACCGTGATCCGGCCGGGGCTTTCGGCGGGGGACAAGGTATTGGTGATCCACATGGGGAAAAGCGATTATTTAATTTTGGACAGGATATAAACGCATATCGTTTCTGCGGAAACGATGGGCTTCGCCGAGGCTCAGCCGGATGCGTTTTCAGAGGGGGACCAGTCCCCCCCTGAATCACCCCGGCAAATGAAATTTGCCGGGGACCCCGTTCCCCCCAGGCCTCCGGCGGGGATTAAGGGAGGATTTTAAAAAGGAGATGATCAGTTATGCAACTGACACCGGCGGCGACAGCCGCGGCGGACGGAAAAACCAAAGCCGTCGAAAACATGGACGATCGACACTCAAAAGAAACGGATCTCGGGCACGATCGACGGCCTTGACGCGCTGCGGCAGGCCGTATTTTTATGTCTGAACACGGAGCGGTACGAGCATGTGATATTCAGCTTCGACTACGGCGTGGAGACAAAAAGCCTGGAGGGGCGGAGCTTCGACCTGATCCAGCGGGAGCTGCAGAGCGCCATTGAGGACGCTTTAAGCGTGGACGACCGGATTTCAGGCGTCGGGGATTTCACATTTACAAAAAACAAGGATAAAATGACGGCGGCTTTTACCGTCACGAGCGGCAACGGCTCGGTCATTATGGAGGTGGACAGGAACAATGTATGAGCACATGACTTTTGAAGCGATTCTTGAATCGATGCTCGCGTCCGTCAGCGACAGCTACGACAAGCGCGAGGGCTCGGTGATCTACAACGCGCTCGCGCCCGCGGCGGCGCAGCTCGCGCAGGCTTACATCGCGCTGGAAGCGACGGCGGACAGGGGCTTTGCGGACACGGCGACGGGCTCCGATCTCGACAAAAAGGCGGCGGAGCGGGGACTTACCCGCAATGCCGCGACGTTCGCCGTCCGGCGGGGGGAGTTTTTCGGCGCCTCGGGCGCTTACATGGACATTACCACAGGGCTGCGCTTTTCGGGCGGGGGGCTGGTTTTTGCGGTTACGGAACGAATCGGCACGGGCATATTTAAATTGACCTGCGAGACGGCGGGGGAGGCGGGAAACCTTTATTTCGGGACGTTACTTCCAATCGAGTACGTTTCCGGGCTGGGGAGCGCGGTGCTTTCCGACGTCCTGATTGCCGGCGAGAACGAGGAGGGCGACGCCTCGCTCCGGGCGCGGTACTATTTGAATATCTCCTCCCAGGCGTTCGGCGGGAATGTCGCGGACTACAAGGCAAAGGTAAACGCGATTGCGGGCGTCGGCGGGGTAAAGGTCACGCCCGCGTGGAACGGCGGGGGCACGGTGAAGCTGACGGTCATTTCCTCGGAATACGGCGTGCCGTCGAACGAGCTTATTTCGCTTATAAAAGCCACCATCGATCCGGGAGAAAACGAGGGCGAGGGGTTCGGACTCGCGCCGATCGGGCATGTCGTAACGGTCGAGGCGGTTTCGGGCACGGTTATTGATATCGCGTCGGACATTGCGCTTTCGAGCGGATTTATATGGGCCGACGTCGAAACGTACATCCGGGAAGCGATTGCCGGGTACTTATCCGAGCTTGCCGAAAGCTGGGCGGACAGTGCGCAGATCTATGTCAGGGTCAGCTGGGTTGAGCAGGCTATACTCTCCGTTTCCGGCGTTATGGACGTACAAGGCACGACGATCAACGGGGAGGCGGCCAATCTCGCCCTGGACGCAAACACGATTCCGATTTTGGGGGCGGTGGCGCAGCTATGAACATAATCGACTATCTGCCGCCGGTATTGCGGGAGATCGGGGATTTTGCCGAAATCGCAAACGCGGAGCAGGCGCAGTTTGACGCCTTGGGCGCCGCCAGGGGCGGTATGGCCGACGACATATTTTTAACGACGCTGACCGAAAACGGGGCCGCGCGCTGGGAGAAACTGCTCGGCATTACGCCGAAGGGCACCGACGCGCTTGAACTGAGGCGGTTTCGGATTCTCACAAAGCTGAATGAGCAGACGCCGTAC